ATCATGGACGGTGACTTCAACGGTGACGAAGGCTTCTCATTTGCCTATAACCGAAGCAACTATGGTTTGCCAGCCACAGTTGGTGCTCAACAAGTAGCGTTCTTGATGCGCCTGGCGCCCAGCGTTTCAAACAGTATCATTGGAGATCTAGGCCAACGTGACCTGATCAATCGTGCGCAGTTGACCTTGGAAACACTCACAGTGAATGTGACTGCAGGACGATACTTGATCACAGGTATTTTGAATCCCAACAACATTGACTCAGCCAACACTGTATGGGCAGGTTTGAACAATGCTGGTGGTGGTTTCCAACCCAGCTTTACACAGTTTGCCGTTGCTCCTCGATACTCAGACGAAACCTCAGGTGGTGTACAGGCTGCCCCGTTGAACACAGTGGGCGGTTTTCAACGGTCGGGTGTTATGGTAAGTTCAACTCGTATTCGAACTTTTGCCAATTTGACTCCTGTGATTGTGTCAAGTTCAGGTTCGGGTGCCAACTTGACTGTGCAGTTGCAGGCAGCAAGAACAACTTATTCAACCACTACCACAAGTATCAGCGTGCAAAATCCTGGCACAGGGTATGCTGTGGGCGACACCTTGAAAATTCTTGGTAACGTGATAGGTGGAACCACTCCCGCCAATGATTTGTTTTTGACAGTGGCTGCGGTAGATGCAGACATCACCGGTGGTGAACGACTGTTTTCCATCCCAATTCAAGGAACAGGTATTAACACATTGGACTTGACACAGATCAAGCAGATTGGGCAGAGTTCAATTCCGGGCACAGGAACTTACCCCAATGGACCAGAAGTTCTGGCAGTGGTAATTACTGCACTGAGCACATCATCAAACCCAGTGGGTGAAATTCAGTTGAGTTTTGCTGAAAGCCAGGCTTAAACACTGGCAGCAAGATAACGCTCTACAGTGTCTATCTTGCTTTGCACAGCTTCTATGTTCACAGTGGACCATAGTCCAGGGTGCATGGGTCTGGGCCATTGACCGCGATCAATCCAGGCATAGCCCATGTGCTCGTCATTTAAAACAGGCACAAATTCATCTGCAACAACACACACCCAGGTGTTGTATTCAAATTGACCATCTGATGATGTGAATTTTTCCAAGGGAACTAGGCGTTGATATTCAGGCATTGAACCCAGTTCTTCAATGCACTCACGTTCCATGGCACCCAACAATGTTTCACCTGTTTCTACCTTGCCACCAGGCAGTCCCCAAGAACCAGGATGTCGTGTGTCGTTACGCAAAAGATATAGATAACGTCCTGTGGCACTGCTACGAAACCAAACTCCCACTGCCTTCAAAGTACCAGTCTCCAGGTACCTCCAGGGTACACACCTTGATAACTTTTTACCCAGGCTTCGCCAGTCCAACGGTACTGAATACCTGTGGTGATGTTGGTCACATACTGTGTGTTGTTGGTTTCTGTGGCAGCACGGAATACCACACGCCAGTAGTTGTTTGAATACTCAACAATGTCATTGGCACTAGCAATCAAAGGTCTGCCGTTGGCACCTATCCAGTCTGTGGCTGGATATGGATTGTTGGCGGCACCGGTGTCTTCTGTGAGCAAATATCTCACACCTTCCAGTACAGAATCTTGTGGCCTTGGTCCAGATGCCAATGGATTGATAATGGCATCAATGGGATCTAATGTGTTTTGTGGAGCGGTGTCAATGTCAACATTGTACAACATGAATCTGTCATCATTGGGGTCTAGCACCACAGTGCCCACAACTTCAGTGCCATCTGGTTGTTCTAGGCGTATTTGACTCACTCCTGGACGCAACACTCCGTACATGCCCACCACAGCAGGCCACAACAAGTTGCTGTCAGGTACAATTTCAGTTGGAGTCAGTTCATCATTGTCTGGCTCTTCTGACAAGTATTTTTGTTGTAACACCTGCAGGGTCATTACCCCACCGTTGTCAATCAACACAGTGGCGAAGTTGAAAGGAGTGATAACTTGTCTTGTGCCCAACAACAAGTCGTTGTTGGTAATAGCATTGGCTAAATCGCCTTGAGCATCGTACATTGACATCACAATGCGTTCCACTACACCCAGTTTCTTGACCTTGGCCGGGCTAGATATCCATATAGGCATGCTGAAGGTCAATGTAGCCACGTCAATGGGATTTTCTGTACCAATGGGTATGCTTCTACTGCTCCATACGGTTCTGTCCAGGTACATGGTACTTAAACTGGTCCAGTCAATGAAGTTGTCTGTGCTTTGAATTTCCAAACTGGGATTGAACAACGTGAGTATTTGTTCCAACAACTGCAACTTTTGATTGGTATTGCTTGTCCAAATATCTAAATTGATAGTGAGTTTGAATGGCACAGGCATCAGTCGTTCCACAGTGAATGCATTGCCTTGTGTGGTTTCGTAAGTTTCTGTGCTGGGATCATAGGTACGCTGACGCACATTGACCTTGCTCACAAAGTAAGGTTCTTGCATGCGGCTTTGTTCATAGTCCAGGCCAGTGATGTAAAATGTCATTAGCGGAGTTGACGGCAAACTGTTGCGACTGTTTTCCTGTATGATGGTTTGAGCATTGCGAGTGGCGTCTCCATAGCGCACAGGCACACGCAACAAGGCAGCGGCATTTACCCCATCGTTTTCGTTGGCGTATTCAACTTGAAAGCCTGAAAAGATTCTTGTGAACTGCAACAAGAATCTGCGTATTTGTTCGTCGTAAAAATATTGCTGACTCATTATGTTCCTGGCGGTAAGAAGCCACCTTGATCACCATTGTCTGCACGTGGGCGAAGAATTTCGCTGAGACTCTGACGACTTGGAATGTTGCCCAAGTCTGTGGTGCTTACTGTGGCTGTGTTATTTACAAAACTACTGCGCAGAGTCTTATTAACTGGACCGTTGTTGAGGTTGGTGCGCACATTGTCTTCAATGCGTACCCAGCGAGAACCATCATATCTAAATAGTCTATTGGGTTTGTAATCTAATCTCAATGCATAGGCTCCTGCCACAGGATTGGGTGGGAATGACACCCCAGGAGTCACAGGCAAACCATTGGGTGCAATGCCGTCACCAGTGAGGTAACCCATGGTATAGCCATCTGACTTGGGCGTGACGCTCATGCCTCCTTGTGTGCCATCCACACTCACAGTTTCATCAGCACTCAAACTGTCAGCATTGGCAGGCTCACCGTTTTGAGTGGGCAAAATGTAAAACTTATCAACTTCATACCCGCTGAGTGGTACTTCGGCATCAGCCTGTATCAATATGGCATCATTGATTTCATAGTCTTTGGTACGAGTGCCTTGCACGTCACTGATGGTAGTGGGTGTGTATTCTTGCCAAAAGTTAGTGTTAGTAATGGCTGTGTCAGCTGGTGTATTTTGGATGGCACGATAATACACGTCACCATAATTGACAATGGTGTTTGTGGGATAGAAGTTGCCTGGATCCCAGATGTTTTCTGCCACAAAAGGCTTGTTGGTGATGGTGTTGAATTCTTGTTGATCCTTCATGGGTGTGCATTTCACACGCCACAAGTGAGGCAACCAAGTTTGAGAGAACCCTTCACTTGCGTAGTCAGCATCCTGGATCACATAGTATCTGGGCAAGGCTCTGGGGATGGCCTTGTTCAAGGGATGATAATCTGTTAAATTGGGAATCTCTATTACGTCACCGTTCATGAGTTTGCGACCAAACGTGTCAATCATGGTGTTGTAGTGAAAGGTCATGAATATGGTGTCGTTGTTGAGAAACAAACCAAATTGGGTTAAGTCAAAGTCTACATCCTGTGTGTTGTACACGCCGCGCATGACATACACGTCGGGGTCATAAACCCTGTCGCGGTTTTCCAACAACAGCAAGTCTTGAATGTTCAGCACATCCACTGTGTCATATGTGGGCTGTGTGGCATCAAAATTGCCACTCAAGGCTGAATCTGCTCCACCGGCTTCTGGTCCCATGTAGCGATGGATGTAGATATCCAGTCCACCCACAGTGTATTGCTCGCGTATGGTGCGATCTAAAAATTGATAATCTCGGGTCCGGTTAGGCCGGTACATACTTAATCTTGGCATGTTATATTTATAGTACTTTGGGTTTACCTTTGCACGGGTTGACCAATAATTGCCCTAATGCTATAATACGGACTTAACAACAAAGGAGCCAGAGATGAGCGATTTAGTTACCGATTTGCACAGCGAGATGATCAACAGTGTAGCACCAAACTACAGTATCAATTATGAAGCCGAGGCTCTGGCCAGTTTTGAAGCCACCGGCGATGACTTGATGGAAGCACTTGAGACTCGTGCCACGGACTTTATTGCAGAGACTACCGGGGCAGATGTGCGCGAGGACTTGGGTGGGCTCACAGTGTTTTTCCGTGGTAATACTTTGGTTGCATTTTACGATTACGAGCAATTTAAAGGGCATGTGTTCTAAAACCCTGAGCCCGAAAGGGCTTTGGGTTGACCAACAATTGCCATTCTGCTATAATTACATATAATCTACAGGAGCCCCAATGAACGCAACACGAGCCGCTGTCAAGCCACTGAACCCTCGCAGTCCCGACACCAAATACACAGGACTGGAACCCACATGGCGTGTGCAACCCACAGACGATCGCACCAGTCAACTCAGTGCTGCCTTCTCATGGTACAATTACTTTTATGGCAAAAAAGATGCACGTGAAATGCTGGTGGCTTATTTAGAGCACAACGGACGCAAAGCAGATGTTCGTGCATTGAAAGGCGTGCCTGATTCGGCAGTTCGACTGACCACAGCATGGCTGTGCCGCATGAGCATGGTGGGCTTGGAACTTACAGATACTGAGACAGTTCGGTTGGAAGGCTATATCCAAGAAATATTAACTGCACGTGAACCCGAAGTGGTGGTAGCAGAAGCCGTACCCGTGGTGGCCAAGCCCAACATTCAAGACCGTTTGCGTGAAAAGGTGAGTGAATGTGCTGGTGAGCTGGACGGCATGTTTGATGAGTTTGTGACAGCAGGCGCCAAGATGAGTGCAGACTACAAGCCAATCATGGTAATCCGTGGACTAAATGTAGCACCGCAAATGATTTCAGACATTGCCAACTTGTGGAAACGCAAACTGGCGGAGTTTGAAACAGCAATTGAGGGCAAGGATGCACAATTGGTTGAAGGCTACGGCAACTTCAGCAAAATTCAAATGCGCAATCTTGTGAAGTTTTGCGAAGCAGTGATCAATGACTGTGGTGCGTATGTGCAGATCAAGAAAGTAGAACGCAAGCCACGCAAGGTCAAGTCGGTGAGCCCAGAAAAACGTGCCGCAAAGTTCAAAGTGCTGATGGACTTTGTGGAGCTCAAGCTCAAAGGGTTGCCAGCCGCAAGTTTGGTGGACAAAGCCGAAGCCTGGTTGTATGACACCAAGAAGCGCAAGTTGATCCACCTTGTGGCTGACAGCCACACACAGGCATTCACTGTGAAAAGCAACAGCATCATTGGGTTCAGCACCATTGAGACCATGCAGAAAACTGTGCGCAAGCCAGCAGATGTTGTGCGAGCAGTGCAAGCGGCAGGCAAGCCAGCGGCACGTAAGATCTACAAAGACTTGACCACAACAGAAACAGCGTTCAATGGACGCGGAACTGAGAACCTAGTCATCCTAAAAGCCTGGTAAATAGGTACATGCGTAATATTACAGACGAGGATCCACAAGATCCTCGTGTTCTTGTTCCCAACATAGAATTTTATATCACCAATGTTTGCAATCTAACGTGTAAAAATTGCAACCGATTCAATGACCACGACTTCAAAGGATGGCAACGTTGGAGCGATTATGAATCACAATATCAGCAATGGTCCAAGCATGTGCGTTTACAGCGTGTGACCATACTTGGCGGCGAGCCGTTGTTGAATCCCACAATTTGTGACTGGGTAGACGGTATCAATCAATTTTGGCAAAAACCAGTTCAAATACTCAGCAACGGCACTCGCCTAAATCATGTGCCAGATTTATACGATCGACTGGTAAAATTTTCAGTGCCTGGACAAAGTTGGATCAAAAACTGGATTGGTATAAGTTTGCACAATGAAAATGATCGTGAAAGATGCTTTGATGAAATACGTAAATTTCTTCGAGGCAAGATAACTTATGTACATCAAAGTGATCCACGCAATGTCAACAATGCATTTACTCGTGGCGGCGATCATGCATTTGTTGATCAATACGGTATGAGAATATGTGTATGGGAATATGATAGTTTTTATCGTGCAGCAGTACAAAAAACGCCTGATGGGAAATTTGCCTTGTTCAACAATGACGCTGTTCAAGCGCATCGAGAGTGTGGATTTGCTCGGTTCAAATGTTATCATTTTATTCGCGCCAAATTGTACAAATGCGGCCCAGTGGCCCTGTTTCCGGAGTTTGACCAACAACACACTTTTGATATCTCTGACCAAGATCGACTCCTGCTCAACAGTTATTTGGCATTGTCAGCAGACGAGTTTGAAACTCGAGGCCGAGAATTTTTATCACACATTGATGATGTTATTCCACAGTGTAAATTTTGTCCAACACACAATAATCAACCAAATGAAAAAATTTATGCTGTCAACAAAAAACATGGATCCATTGGGCAGTTTGAATGAGTAAGATTTTATTAACTTTAGGAGACAGTTGGCCCGAAGGTGCTGAACTGGGCAATGGTCGTCGCTACGGGGAAATACTTCAGGACACCATGCAGTTTGATCAGTTTTACAACTACGGATCAGGTGGTGCCAGCAACGAGGACATGCTGTATCAACTGCAAAAATATCTTGAAATTCACAACAGCCAAAACTCAGTGACTGCTATTTTCTTTTTGACCAATCCTGCTAGAACTGCACACTTTCCTAGATTTCTTAGTTGGGCCAACGTTGATACCCACAGCAAACAAATTTACACACATTTCCACACTCGTGAACACGAAATCATGCGCAGTAGCATGACAGTAAGTGCTTTGCAAAAATGGTGTGACACATTCAAAATCCGAGATTTTTACTTTGCTGGGTGGGTACGTTATGAGCAATGGCTGCCTGGAGTTGATTTAGATCGAGTGTGGGCCCAAGGCCGAGAAACAGTGGCTGACTGGTTTGGGGCCAGTGACCACAATGGCGAACACCTGATCAATGTGCAAAACAATCAATTTATTCGTCCCAATTTTGCACACCCCAATCAGGCAGGGCACGAACTTATTGCCGAAAAACTGCAAGGTTGGATACAATCTAAACAATAAATACAGGGACTTGGAGTCCCACATGCCAGAACAGCAACAACAATCACTGCCCACACTCAAGCAAAACTTGATCGAGTATGTCAAGCTTCAGTTAGGTGGTGATATCATTGACCTAGAACTAGACCCTTCACACTACGAAGCGGCTTATCAAAAAACCATTGGCACTTACCGCCAACGTGCCAACAATGCCTATGAGGAAAGTTACAGTTTCATGCAGTTGGTCACAGATGTCAACATCTACGAACTGCCCCAGGAAGTCATAAGTGTGCGTCAAATATTCCGCAGAACATTTGGCGACAGTTCAGGACCGTTTGCAAGTAACTTTGATCCATTTGCACAGGCAAGTATCAATGTTTATCTAATGAACTTCAACGTGGCAGGTGGTCTAGCCACTTATGACTTCTACAGTCAGTACATTGAACTAGCAGGGCGCATGTTTGGTGCCTACATGAACTACACTTGGAACCCAGTCACAAAGAAACTGCAATTGATCCGCGATCCCAAAGGATCAGGCGAAACTGTGTTGTTGTGGACCTACAACTTGAAGCCTGAATTCAATCTGCTGAGTGATCACCAAATACAGCAGTGGATCAAGGACTACATGGTGGCCAACTGCAAAATGATAATCGGCGAAGCACGTGAGAAATTTGGCACTATCGCCGGGCCACAAGGCGGCGGCACCCTAAACGGTGCGGCCATGAAATCAGAAGCTCAAGCGCAAATGGATGGTCTAATCGAACAACTCAAAATGTACGTGGATGGTTCACAGCCTCTTACATTCGTTATTGGATGATGAATATATCTGTAATTGGATGTAGTTTTGTTGGACTTTTGAACAGACTGCGATTGTTAAAATTACATCCAGGGGTAAGATTTTTTATAGACGCTTCTGCAGGATCAGGTAACCGGGCCATAGCCGCTGCTGTGTTACATCATTTGGCACAGGTAAAACCAGATGCAATTGTAGTTCTTTGGTCTGGCATCAATCGTATTGACGTACCAATGCCAGCAGACTGGCACAATGCCTACGGAGCAGAAGTATCATTTCGGAAAATACAAGATCAATATTGGTATCACAGTGGTGGATTCAGCTGTGAGGGGTTTTACCCGCCCACTCCAAAAATTCTGATTGATTATTTTAAAAGCCAGCATTTAGGGGGAACACCAGAGCATTTCACTGATTTATCACTGTTGGATATTACTGGAACGTTGGCAATCTTAAAGACGCAAAATATTCCCTACTACAGTAATTTTATATACGATGTGCATGCTGATTATTCAGAGTATACAGATATTTTGTTTGATAAACCGTTGGAACATACACTGGGCAAGATATCACCAAAGTCTCAGTATTATAATTTAATTTTGTGGAACCAGTTGGACACGCAAAATACTCCATTTGAATGGTCAAAAAATCAAAATTTATTAGACACTGATCAGTTTCATCCAACATCTGATGCTATGCATGCATGGTTTGAACAATTTGTTATACCTAAATTAGATATGCAACCGCCTGGCAATAGTTGACTAGCATTTAAATGCCTGCTATAATACAGCATGGACTTAATGATCGACATCGAAGGTTTGGCAACAGGCCCTGAAACCACAATTTTAACCATTGCGGCGCAGGCATTTGATCCTTTTGGCACCGGCTACTACCAGCACAAATACTATGCTAGAGTTGATTTTGAAAGCCAAGAGAACCGTACCATTGAACAAGGCACTATCAACTGGTGGGCCTCACAACCTGCAGCCGCACGGGATGAAGCTTTCAATGAGGTGGGTCGTATCCCACTGGACCAGGCCTTGGATGAACTGCACAAGTTATGCTGGAAGTGCAATCGTATCTGGATGAACGGTCCCACCTACGATGCCAACATACTTGAACATGCCTACAAAAGTTATGGTAAACCCCTGCCTTGGCAATATTATAAGATCTGTGATGCACGAACGGTATATAAGCTGTATCCAGGGTTGCCCAAGCCGGCCACCAGCCATCATGCGCTGGAAGACTGCCGCAGACAAATTGACATGCTACAAGCAACCTTGGCTCATTTGAATATCAAGGAACTGGCATGATCATTGGAATTTGTGGATTTATTGGCTCGGGCAAAGACACCATTGCAGACTATCTTGTGAATCTACATCACTTCCGACGTGAAAGTTTTGCCAACACACTAAAAGACGCTGTGGCACAGGTGTTTGGCTGGGACAGAACCATGCTGGAAGGACGCACAAAAATGGCCCGTGAATGGCGTGAGCAAGTGGATCCGTGGTGGGCACAACGCCTGAGCATACCACACCTAACACCACGTTGGGTTTTGCAAAACTGGGGTACTGAAGTATGCCGCAACGGATTCCATGATGACATCTGGATTGCAAGCCTGGAAAACAAACTGCGCAACAGCAGGGATGATGTGGTCATAAGCGACTGCAGATTCCCCAACGAAATTGCTGCCATTAAAAAAGCTGGTGGCCTGGTGGTGCGTGTGGTGCGCGGTCCCGAACCTGAGTGGTACGATGCGGCTGTGAGTCGTAACCGTGGTCCTGACGGCAATTCCACCTGGTCACTCAGCGGTCGCCGACTGGCACAGTTGGGGGTGCATGACTCAGAAACTGCCTGGGTAGGCACAAAGTTTGATGTGGTGTTAGACAACAATGGCACCCTAGACGACTTGTATCAGCAGGTCAAAAAACTTGTGTCTAGTTAAGCGTCTGGTTCAAGATCACCCGCCCGCCAAGTAATTTCTGTTCGGGCAATTTCCTCCACACAGTTACGGCAAACTGTTCGTAGATTTCTCAGCGTAGTATTGTTGAGATCACCATCTACATGATACACCAGTAACTGGCTGGAAAATCTAGCTCGAAACCCGCATCTATCACATGCGGGTTTTTTCTTGTAACCTCCACTTTGCCAGCGTGGTGCTGGTGGTTTGAGTTTTTTGCTTTTGCGGATACACACACTGCATCGAGAGTGATAGTACACTCGATTGTACTTGTGATAAGCAATGGCTTTGGGTCGAACATTGCATACTTGGCACATGGGTCTCATACAGCTATTTAGTGAATGGACCTATATATAGGTTGCCGTAAAACCCCTTTTTTTGGATATACCAATAAATATCAATAACTTTAAAAGGAACCAACCATGGCACTAGTATCACCAGGCGTAGAAGTAACAGTAATTGACGAGAGTCAATATATCCCTTCCGCTGTAAACACAGTCCCTTATTTTATTATTGCAACAGCACAAAACAAAGCCGACGCTGCTGGAGTTGGAGTTGCAGCCGGTACAACTGCGGCCAATGCAAACAAAACTTATCTCATCACCAGTCAACGTGATTTGGCAGCCACATTTGGTGTACCATTTTTCTACAACACCACAACTGGTACTCCCATCAATGGTTACGAACTCAATGAGTACGGATTGCTGGCAGCGTACTCGGCCCTGGGTGTTACAAATCGTGCTTTTATACAACGTGTGGACATTGACTTGACTGAGTTGACTGCCAGTTTGAGTCGACCTACAGGCAATGCCAACAACGGCACTTACTGGTTGGATACTTCAACCACCACCTGGGGTATTTTTGAGTGGAATCAAACCACCAGCACTTTCACCAATAAAGTGCCCATTGTTATTACCGATGCCGCAGATGTGGAGGATAGCACAGCTGATCAAGATGACTATCTCAATTGGGCGCCTTTGCAAACCATTGGCAGCATTGGAGATTACGCTGTGAGCGCAGTGAGTCTCAACAATTTAACCTATTACAAAAATTCAGACAACGACTGGGTTTTCTTAGGAACTGACGAGTGGAAAAATTCTTGGCCTACTGTGCAAGGCACCAATTCAGTGTCAGGAGCACTAACTGGTGGCTTGGAAATCAGGATCAATGACCAGTCAGTGACAACAGGCCAAGGCGGCACAGCCCTGACCGTGGCTGGGTTTGCCACAGCCATTACCAATGCAGCTATTCCTGGCGTGACAGCAGATGCTGTCAGCAACAAATTGACCATTTATGCAGACAGTGCTGCCACCAACGACGGATCCACAGACAATGGTGGTGTGGTCAGCATTGAAGCAGGCACAGGTGGCGCCGGTTTGTTGACTACTCTTGGCATCACAGCCGGCGAGTATCGTGCTCCAAGTTACTTCCCTGGTTATAGTTATCAATCACCACGCTGGTCCACCGGCCAACTTGATCCAGCTCCCACTGGATCAATATGGCAAAACATCAGCAGTGCTGGCAATGGCATGAGTGTCAAAGTCAAAGTGTACAGTGCTGCTTTGGACACCTTTGTCCCACAAACTACCAATGTGTATGTAAACGACGTGGCTGCATTGTACGCATTGGATCCTGTGGGTGGCGGAAAAAATATTCCTGTAGGTACAACTTACTTGGGGTACAATAACTTGGCTTACGAAACAGCAGAGCCCAATGCCAGTTTTTTGTTGTTGGAACGAGCAGTGCTTGGCCAAACAATTGTTACAGGTTCCACCACCCCTGGATCAAATGGCAACAGTTTATTCACCATTGGCAATGAATTTACAGTTGGTACTACTGAGGCTGGAAGCTCAACAGCTAACGGACCGTACACTGTGACTTTGACTGCTACTTCTGTGGCAGGCTTCATCACCGCGGTCAGTGCAGCCAATATACCTTATGTCAGCGCAAGTGTAAACAGTGCTGGTAACATTGTGTTTACACACAGTCAAGGTGGATCTATTGCACTTTTTAATACTACTGGAACACCAGTAACTACAGCCGGTTTTGTGGCTGACTATACTCTGGCATCATCTAGTTGGACCACTTTTTGCAGACCAGACCCTGGAACAACGCCTGGGGTAGTTCTTTTAAGCAACTGGGTAACTGTGCCAACATTTACCTACACAGCCAGCGACACTGCACCCGATCAAGATCCAGCTAACGGTCGGCTTTGGTATTACAGTGATGTGGCTGATGTAGATATCATGATTCAAAACAATGGTGCTTGGGTTGGATATCAAAATGTCAGCAATGACACACGTGGTTTCAACTTGACCGATACCAACGCATCTGGACCTATTGTGGCTGCCACAGCACCCACTACACAAAATGACGTGGCCGAAAGCCCATTGGAATATGGTGATTTGTGGATTGATTCAAGTGACTTGGAAAACTATCCATTGCTGTATCGTTGGGAACCGGTCAGTGGAGTTGATCAATGGGTAGCAGTGGACACCACAGATCAAACATCATCAAATGGTATCCTGTTTGCTGACGCACGTTGGGCACCCAATGGCACCACAGATCCTGTGGCTGATCCATTCCCAACTATTGTGAGTTTGTTGACCAGCAACTATTTGGACTTGGATGCACCTGACCCTGCACTGTACCCCGAGGGTATGTTGCTGTTTAACACACGTCGTTCGGGCTATAACGTCAAGAGTTTCCAGAACAATTACTTCAACTCAACCACATTCCCTGACGACACACTGCCCACAGTCAAAAGCACCTGGCTCACTGCATCAGGCAACAAAGACAACGGCGCCATGTACGCTGGTCGTCAGGCACAACGCAAACTGGTTGTGGCTGCAATGAAATCTGGTATTGACACCAGCTTGGCTGCACGTGAAGAACAAAATCAATTCAACTTGATTGCTGCTCCTGCTTATCCTGAACTGGCCACCAACATGGTTGCACTCAGCAATGAACGGTCAAACACATTGTTTGTGTTGGGCGACACACCCATGCGTTTGGCAGCCAATGGCACAGACTTGTTGACCTATGCCACCAACAACGGCGGCCTGGGCTTGCCAACCGACGATGGACTGACAATTGGCTCGGCTTATGCTGCTGTGTTCTATCCCAGTTGTCAAACCACAGATCTGTCAGGCAACACAGTTGTGACAGCACCAACACACATGATGGTGCGCACAATATTACGCAGCGATGCAGTGAGTTATCCATGGTTGGCCCCTGCTGGCACACGCCGTGGTGTGATTGACAACGCCGAAGCCATTGGTTTTATTGACGCTGCCACAGGTGAATTTGTGCAGACTGCTGTGGGGCAGGGCATACGTGATGTGCTGTATGAGAACAACATCAATCCAATTACTTTTATTCCCGGAGTTGGTATCACCAACTTTGGCAACAAAACACGCCAGGCAACAACCACAGCCCTGGATCGTATCAACGTTGCTAGATTGATTGTGTTCTTGCGTGGACGCCTGGAAGAAATTGGCAAGCAGTACTTGTTTGAACCAAATGATCAGATCACACGCAACGAAATCAGCAATACCATCAACAGCCTGATGATTGACCTGATTGCCAAACGTGCCATCTACGACTACCTGGTTGTTTGCGATTTGAGCAACAACACACCTGCACGTATTGACCGCAACGAGTTGTACGTAGACGTTGCAATTGAACCTGTGAAAGCCGTGGAATTTATCTACATTCCGCTGCGTATCAAGAACACAGGAGAAATTTCAGGCGTGGCAGCATGATGAAACAGGCGGCCTTTGACCAGGCCTCCATTTCAGGTAAATAAACACAACAGGAGAAATAACAAATGGCAGTTTCATCATTACAGAGAATGACAGTACCCTTGGCCAGTGACCAAAGTTCAAGCACCCAAGGTCTGTTGATGCCCAAACTCAAATATCGCTTTAGAGTGATGTTTGAAAACTTTGGTGTGAGCACACCAAGAACAGAATTGACCAAACAGGTCATAAGTTTTGCTCGTCCCAATTTGACATTTGAAGAAATTGCAATTCCCATCTACAACTCAACATTGAAGTTGGCTGGCAAACATGCCTGGGCACCTACCTCATGCGAAATTCGTGATGACGCATCAGGCGCAGTCAGCAGATTAATCGGCGAGCAACTGCAAAAGCAAATGGACTTTTTGGAAATGAGTAGTGCCGCATCAGGCATTGACTACAAGTTTACCACCAAGGTTGAAATACTGGACGGCGGCAACGGAGCCAACGAACCAGTGGTGTTGGAGACATGGGAATTGTATGGTTGCTATCTCAGTGGTGCTGATTACGGTGCATTGAACTACAGTGAAAGTGCTCCAGTATCAATAACCATGAGCATTGTGTACGACAACGCCAACCAAACACCCGAAGGCACTGGAGTTGGTACTGAAGTTGGTAGAACTCTTGGTGATGTGGTAACAGGCGCAGGCCAGGCTGCTTAAACCATGGCATTTGGACAAGACTTCCTCAAAGGAGTCACCCAAGGCATAGACTTCAAGAGCTTCGGCAAGCAGCTGGTTGGTGGGTTCATTGGCAACAGTGTGTTGCGTGATTATCAACACGCAAGTCGTACATTCACCACCAATGCCTACGAACTCAAGCCCAGATACAAGTTTCTTTTTCATGTGAGCTTCACGCTGAATGTTACAGAGATTCCTTTTTTAAATAGTGCGTTCCCCCCTGAGGACAGAAGCATGCTGAGCCTCACAGTAAAAACCATTGATCTGCCCAAATTCAACATAGATGTAGAAACTCTGAATCAATACAATCGTAAAAGAATCATACAGAAAAAACTCAATTATGATCCTATCAATGTGACATTTCATGACACCAGCAATGATTTGAATCGCAAATTGTGGTACTACTACATGAGTTATTACTACAAAGATCCCACACAAAGATACTTGGATCCCAACAACAACAATGGCAGTAATGGAGAAAGTTCATTGCGACAAGCCGGATTTGGTTACAATGATCGAGACATCTATGACAATCAACGCATTGGCAATGTCAACGACTGGGGCTACATTGGCGAAGCCTACAACGATGGCAACACTGCTGGCACCACTGGCAAGCCACCATTCTTTAGAGACATCAGAATCTACGGCATGGACCAGCGCAAGTTTGCAGAGTATGTGTTGATCAATCCACTAATCACTTCCTGGGGAGGTGATCAATACAGTTATGCTGAAGGCAACGGTACCATGCAAAATAACATGACCATTGCGTACGAAACTGTCAAATACTATTCAGGTGCCTTGGGTCGATCACAATCAGGTGGTGACCCCAACGTACAAGGTTTTGCCACAGATGCACACTATGACAAGACTGTGAGTCCCATTGCTAGACCTGGCGCAAATGCCACGGTGTTTGGTCAAGGTGGCTTGTTGGATGCAGGTGCCGGCATCATTGGCGACTTACAAAGCGGATCAGTGCTGGGCTACATTGGTGCTGCACAAAAGGCTGCTAGACTCAACCGAACATTCAAAGGCAAAAATCTTGGCAGTATTGCTGCCAGTGAAGCATTAGCATTGGGCACTAAAACGCTGCAACAAGGCGTCAACCCAGGTGGTGTACGTCAAGTGGCCAACCGGGCCAATGGTTGGTTGTTCCCCACACCCAACATTGCGCCACAGACCGCGCCGGTCACTGGTCGAGGAGTAGACAACGCAGGAGCCAAATCGCCGTTCAAATCATGAGCACCGTAAACTATACCAACCCCAACAAAGATCTCACAGTGCGACTGTTTGATCAATTTTACAGTTATGAAGTAGATGTGCCGGCCAACGAGTATGATGTGGTTTTCAGTTACTTTTCTAGTGTGATGACCACTCGACAGGCAGCAGGCAATTTTACCATGAGCCTGTTTAGAGTGGCACAAGACACAGGCATATCACCACTCACATTGTTGAAAGAGTTCCAAGGACTCAACGGTGTGAATCTCAGTGCCAGCCTGGCTTATTATCTCAATAGCATTCGCAGCCGAGCCACACTGCTGGGCGTGGGTGCCACAGTCACGCCCAATTTCTATCAAGCCAGAAATGTATTGAAATGAGTCGCTGGGCACAAGGCAACTATGTCATAATCAATCGTGAAAAGTATGCGGGCAACGGTACACCTCGCTACAGATCAGGTTGGGAATTAACATTTATGAAATTCCTTGATTCAAACGACCATATTTTACAATGGGCAAGCGAACCAATAGCAATACCGTATCGTCATCCACTCACAGGCAAGATGACCAACTACATTCCTGATTTTTTAATTACATACCGCACTAAAAATAACACAATGAAAGCAGAATTGATTGAAATCAAACCCAAAAAACAGAGTGTGATTGAATCAAAGATGAATTCAAAAGATCGTGCTATAGTAGCAATCAACTACGCTAAGTGGCATCAAGCAACATTATGGGCTAGAAATAATGGATTAACTTTCAGGGTTATAAATGAGAACGACCTCTTCCATCAAGGCGGAACAAAAAGATAAATAAAAATGTCAATCGCGGATCTAGACAATCCCATTGACTCTAACGCCGTGGAGGGCATCAGCAAATGTATTTACAAAACAAGTACACTCGTTGGTATTATAACATTATACAACGAGCACAATCAAGGATTTTACCAGCAGATGTTTATACTGAAAAACATCATGTCATTCCTAGTAGTTTAGGTGGTAGTAATTCAACTTCTAATATTGCATCTCTTACTTCTCGAGAACATTTTATTTGTCATCTGTTATTAACAAAAATGACTACAGGTAACGACTTATTTAAAATGAAACATGCAGTGTCGATGCTAATGAATGTTAAAAATATTGGTAAAGGACGATATATACCATCATCTAGATTATATGATTATGTTAAAAAATGTCATTTAGAAGCCATAAATGAAAGTTGGACTGAAGAAAAACGGCAAAAACATTCAAAGAAATTAATTAAGTATAATGCTTCAGTAGATAAAACTAGTCCAAAATATCTTTCGCGAATATCAAAAATCAAACAATATCAAAAATCTAAAGTCTGGACTGAACACGCAATTCAAACTCGAATTAACAACTGTCTCAAAAGTGCGGCCGCAAGAAAAGGACAACCCTGGACTGATAAAAGACGACAATCAATGTTAAACACTTACCTACAAAAAAATTTACAAATAGCAATAGAAATTATTGCATTACATGATTCCGGGCTGAACAACTTGCAAATCTCTAAACAATTACAAATTACTTGGGACAAAGTCAAATACTCCCTACAACATCGTGAAGACTTTGAAACATATAAATTAAGCCACTAAATAGGGCATGACTCGCAAACTCGAAGAACTTTTTCAATTACCGCCATCTGAAGATGCACCTACTGATGCGGACTCGCCCCCTGTGCAAGACTTTCGCACACAACTGCAAGCCCTAGACGATACCATAGACAAAATTGATTCAGCCCTGCCCGGAGTGCGTGGCCTAGAAGCCAATGACGAAGAAATGGATGGCCTAGCTGACTTGGCCAAAAGCAGTTACAATGATCTAATGGATCTAGGCATGCAAGTTGATTCACGTTTTGCCAGTGAAATCTTCAGTGTGGCCAGCAACATGTTGGCGCATGCTATCACAGCAAAAACAGCCAAAATGGACAAGAAACTAAAAATGATTGATTTACAGTTGAAGAAAATGCGACTGGATCAGCAACAAGCAGTGATAGATTCCAAAGCCGCAGATGCCGGCAGTCCAGAAGCCATGCAAACAGCACAAGGCATGGTGTTGAGTCGCAACGATCTCTTGGAACGATTGCTTAGTAAAGATCAAAAAGATAAAAAAGAATAAATATGTTACAGGAACCCGATATGAAAAATTTTGCCCATTACCTCGCCGAAAGCGAACGTACATACAATTATCGTATCAAAATGCTGGGCAAACCGTCCGGTGATTTGATTAGCCAGTTGAAAAAGAAGTTGGATCAATTTGATCCTGTAAAGATGAGTGATCCTAAAACCACTCCTATACAGATCGTGCCCACTGATTTCCCCAACAACAAAAACGATTCAGTAACAATGTTTGACGTCAGCTTCAAGTACCCAGCCATTGAGCCACAGATCAAACAACTGGCACAGTTAATGGGCGTTGATCCCAATCACATCATCATGCAGACCACACCATACGTGGATGGCCTGGTGGATGAATATGAAAAGATTGATGCACAAAATCGAGACCTGTTGGATGACTCAGATTATCCTGCACCTGACGCAGAACAAAAAGCCTTGAAGAAAGACTACGCAACTGGTCCTTATGATCATGCTGTGTTGAAAAATGCATACCGCACTAATTTTACCGTGGCTGGGGGCAAAACACCTCCTGCCAAAACCACAAATGATATTCCAACGGGCAACAAGAGCCCAATGACCAAGATCAATCGCCCACCCAAGCCAGCCACTGGCGCCAACCCAAGAGGATAATACAATGAGTTTCTTTTACGATTTAAACAAAAAACTAGACAGCATCCGTGCTACCCCTGAAGTCACACACAAGCAGTTGAATGAGCGTGACATGAGTCGTGCTGCCAAAGGCTATGAAAAGTACGGCAAACAAGGCATGGAGGCCCTGGCCAAGGCTGGCCGTGAAGGCAAGGCTCTTGATCCCGTTAGAAAAAAATATGACAAGTATGACAACGACCAAGTGGATGAAGACATGTACAATCAAGGTGGCGTGTACAAAGAACTAGATGTTGAACCAAAACGACCACAAGATGCGGAAAGAAGAATGACTCGAGGAACCCGTCCAGCAACAGCATCACCAGGCTTTGGAAAAGATTACAAACCTTTGGTGCCTGATACAGAAAAACCAGGCAGTGCTCGTGGCACAATCAAAGGTGGAACATTTCAAGCTGATCCCAAAGGCCGAGTCAAACCACCTGGTGGCGATCCTGAAGGCGTCAAAGAAGCCGGCAAGAAACTTAACTTTGCCGACAAAATTGCCAATGCAAAAAAAGAAGTTGATGAAATGTTAGGCGATGTAGCAGCCGAAGCCATGCGCAGTGCATTGAGTCCCAAGCAAAAGAAAATTGACATGAACAAGAATGGCAAACTAGATGCCAACGATTTTGCTATGTTGCGCAAAGGTGCCAAGCCTGAAATGGACGAAGAACGTTCCAAAGGCACTGCGTTTGATCCAGACACACCAAGACAATCTGCTCCCAAAGTTGGCAGCATCGAACGTGGTGCCAAGCATGACATCAAACACACTGCCACAGGACGTATGGTAACTCGTCGTACAGACGACCAAGGCAATTCAGTTGGCGCAGATGATGACAACGAAGCCAGCGGAGAAAAGCGTGGCCGTGGACGTCCAAAGGGTACCAAACAAAGTATTGGCGCCAAAGGACCATCAGGTAAGTCAAAGTTGATGACCAAGGAAGGTGAAGACGATCCAGCAGAAAAAGGCGAATATGATCGCGAAGGCGACATGGCTCTGGATGACATCGACACCATTGAATCAGCAGCCAACGAACTGCAAAGTATTATTGATGCCGAAGACAACTTGCCAGAGTGGGTGCAGAGCAAAATCAACAAGGCCATGGACTACCTGGACACAGCACGTGATTACATGGCAGCACAAGGCAATGATCAAGAACCCATTGCTGAAAAAGC